ATTTCCGCTGGTAACTACGTTGTCGGTGATAGCCGATATGTAATGCCGATGCAGAGAGAAGGAATCAGCCTTCGATTCTTTGAGCAGGATGACAAGAACGTACAGGAGAACTTGATCACCGCAAGGATTGAGGAAAGAATCTTGCAGGCGGTTTACAGACCAAATGCCTTTGTTGGTGGTGCAATTGCTACCGCTATCACTAACCTTACTCCTTCGACTTAATTAGTAATTCATAGGGTGTTTTTGTTGTTGTTAAAGCCTCGGTTTTGCCGGGGCTTTTTCTATTTATTTTTTCTTAGATTTGATACATGAAAATAGGAATAGGCATAACAACTCGCAACCGTCGGGAAATAGCTGAAAAATCTATCCGTGAAATCAGGAAGTTTGCTCCTAAAGGGTCAAAAATTATTGTTGTTGACGATGCCTCGGACGATCCATATTACCGAGCCGATTATCGATTTCCATTTCAAGCGGGGATTGCCAAAGCAAAAAACAAATGCTTGGAATTACTGAAAGATTGCGACTATCTTTTTTTGTTCGACGATGATTGTTACCCAGTAAAGGAAGGATGGGCGGAAGCCTACATTAACACAGGGCTTAATCATGCTTCATTCAATTTTGTTTGGCGAGGTGATGGAATGCACATTGTTGATCATTTGCCAAACAACGTAACAAGCTGGTCAAGTCCAAGAGGGTGCATGATGTTTTTCACCAAAAAAGCCTTGGAAGTTGCCGGAGGGATGGATGAAGGCTTTGCAATTTGGGGATATGAGCATCCGGAATATTCAAGGAGGTGCTGGCTTTTAAAAATCAATCCATGTCCATTTCCGGATATTAAAGGAAGCGAAGAATATTTCTATTCCTATGATATGCACTCCAATATTGTAACTACGGTAATCGATCGAACGGCATTAATTGACTACAACCGTGACAGGTACATGAAGTCAGAGGCTTTTCCGAGATTTGTACCTTTTATGAAAAACGATATTCCGTTAAAGCCTATAATATTGACAAGTTACTTTAACGGGGCAAAAGACCCACAAAGGGGATATTATTGGGGTGGAAATTTAGGCGAAATCAGAGGATTAATAGATACCTGTCAGAATACAAATACCCCTTTGATTGTCTTCCATGATTGCTTTGATCAGGTAAAAGATTTTGGCAACGTTCATTTTAGGAGGGTAGCAAAAAATCCAAAGAAAAGTCCGTTGTCCTATCGTTGGCTTATCTATCGGGATTACTTGGAAAAAAACCATCACACCAAGTTTTTTTGTGTGGATTCAACCGATATTAAACTACTCAGAAATCCATTTTCATACATGGAAAATGGCAGGCTTTATGTCGGTGATGAATGGAATAATACTTGGGTGAATGTATGGGTCGAAAAATACAACGAGCCTTTCATTAAAATTAAAGATTACACAAAAGTCAAAGAAGCCAATGCCGATAAGCCTCTATTGAATGCCGGAATAGTTGGAGGTGACTTTGAATACGCTTTTGGTCTGATTGATAGATTAGCTGATCAGATATTAAGAGAACCAAATGATCCTACTGTGCATACCGATATGGCATTGGTCAACTACTTAGCAAGAAAATTCTATCCGGAAGTTTTACGGCATGGCGATCCGGTAAATACCCGATTCAAACAGTTTGAAGAATACCACCATTCAGCTTGGTTTCAACACAAATGAAAGTCCACTACCTACAACCATTTTCGGAAGATAAAGATATTGCAAAGGCATACAATGAAGCCTGCAAGTTGATTCCGGACGAGGACTGGATATGTATTACCGACTATGATACGATGTTTTTATTTCATCAACAAAAACAACTGGTACAAAGAATAGCTGAATCCGGTAAGGCTGATTTGTATGGGGCAATGACAAACCGATGCAATGTCCCTGAGTTTTTGGTTAGCGGAATGTTCGATGTGTTTGACCTAAAAGCCCATTATTTTGTAGCGAAAGAAAATTATTACATATTTGGTGAAGAGGTAAAGCATACAAAAAACGTAATACCGGGTTATTTTATGCTTTTCTCAAAAAAAACATGGAATGAAGTAAGAGGATTTGAAATGCCTGACAGTCTGCCCAACTTTGTTTTTGATCAGCATTTTTCAAGCAAAATCAAAAATAAAGCAATAATTAAAGGGCTATACATAGTTCATGCCTATCGAATCTGGAGTAACCATCCACAATTAGACACAGATCATTTGAAAAATGATATTTGAAATCATATCCGACACCGAAATAGGATCAGAGCCAACTGTCCTTCAAGATGCCCAGCTTTATTTTCGTTCCGAAGATTCAAACGGGATCGAAGACGATCTGATCAAATCTTTTTTAAGACAAGCTAGGCAGGCAATTGAAACCGCAACAAATTTGTCATTAATTGACAGAGAATTGGAAGTGTATTGCGATGAGTATATCGGATTTTTGCCTTATGGACCTATTGATCCGGATACTTTAACGATTGTGTCCGGAACTGCTGACACTAAAGGAAAAGCATATCCATACGTCAATGAATCTGCTGATGCAACGATTACCTACACCACCAAAGCCTATGTAAATGAGGATATTTTAAATGCCATTTATGAACTTGCTTCATTTTGGTATTTCAGAGGTGACGTGAACACGGTGAATATGCCGGATAAAGTAAAATTTGTCATTAAAAGACATACACGGAAGACATTTGTATGAAAAGAGACAAATTTATCATTATTCAAGAGCCGATTATGACCGTTGGACCTACCGGAGGCACTAGAGAAATCTATGTGCAATATTGGTCCGGATGGGGTCAGGTTAATGAGCGGTCGTACGGTACAAGTATGGAAGAAGGTCAATTTGCCGGAAACAAAACCATACAGGTAATGCTTTGGAAAAACGGAAAGACAGATAAAATCAATACTGCCATGCGGATTGATTATCGTTCAAAGACTTACCTGATTAACTCGATTAGAGAAATTGACCGATTTACCTTAGAGTTGACTGCCGTGATTAAAGAATTACCGGATGTAACCCTGTCCTCATGAGTGTAAAACTAGAAATGAAAGTTAATAAATTAGTCGATAAATTCGATTCAATGCCTGATGAAATACAAAAGGCAATGATTGACGAGTTACGGGTGACTGGATTTATGATTGAATCTACTTATAAAATAGCTGTTCCGGTTGTTACCTCACGGCTTCAAACATCTATCCACACCGAGCATTCTGATTTGAAATCACATACCTATTCCGACAACAAAGGAAACACCTATAATGGATCATTAGGCTATAACCTAAAGCCTACTCAGGTGATTGTCGGAACTAACGTAGAATACGCAAACAAGATCGAATACCGAGGCGGGAAGTCCGGACGTGGCAAAAGAGCATTGCTTAGAGCGTTTGAAACTGAAACCGCAGGACTGCCCGAACGTTTAGCTAAGTTGATAAAATGATAAACTCCGGAACTCAAATAAAAACCGCTTTGGTTTCTTTATTGAAACCTTTGATCGCACCTGTAAAGGTATGGTCTATGATGCCTCCGGATGCGGTGCTAAAATATGTATTGATTCAAGATTTATCCGAAACGGCATTAGATGAAAAACGGGCATTTTTAAACGAAGGATTTATCAGCATTGCGGTAGTTGAAAAGTTCCTTGGTCGAGATGGTGATTTTGATCAGGTAAACAATTTAGCCAACACTATAATTCAAGCGGTAACTCCAGATAGATTGTCTACATTTGGAAATGTCGGTGGGATAAATATCTTTAGCCTTAGATTTGAGAGCAATTCAGAAACTATGTTCGAAACAGATAGCGGAAGGATAGCTGTAAAGAATCTTAGGCTGAAATATTTCGTTCAATCAACATAAAAAAAACATGGCATTTGACGGCAAACACATAATTGTAAAAGTCGGATCAGTAACCGTACTTGGTCAGACCTCCGGCTCTTTGGAATACTCCGTGGATATGTTGGAGACTACCAACAAGCTATCCAAAGACGTAGTAACCGGAGTAACTCACAAAACATACATTGCAGGAGACCGAGACGGTACAATCTCAATTGAAGGAAATACCTCAATGGATTCTAACGGATGGCCGGAACTCTTCGACCTGTACAAAGATCAGACTGTCGCAGCGACTATCTATTACGGTTCAACCGTGGCAGGTGAAAAGTATTATTCTCAATCCGGATGGCTATCCAGCTTGAGCAGAACCGATGGACAGAACGCTATCTCTACTTATTCAGCTACTTTCCAAAAGACTGGTCCTGCTACCGAAAACGTAGTTCCAACCTAAAAATAATTTATGCTTGTAACAATCAAAGGAATAGATGTTGAGTTTAATTTCTCAATCGGAGCGATAACAGAAATCGTTCAGTACAAGAAATTTTATGAGCCACATGACCGAGTGACTCTTACTCAATATCTTTCCCGAATTGACAACGAGGATTATTCAATCGATAATCTTTGTGACTTAATTTATTATGCCCATGCGATTAAGTGCCGGAACGTGGGCAAACAACCTCAATTGACCTACGGTGATGTGACAGAATGGGTGTTTACCAATGTAAACCAAGTCAGTCATGTGGTCAATTCTTATGTGGAATCAATGCCACAACCGAAATTAAAGGATGATGTCACAAAAAAAAAGACGGTGAAGAAAGCCAAGAATTAAACCTAGATTCTATTTATGAATTAGCAGGCGATTGGGGATTAGAACCTAATCGCCTTCTTTCGTTTACACTTCGCCAAGTTTACGAATACGCCAAAGGGGTAAAAAAGCGGAGGGCATTGGAAGAAAATCAAATCAGAAGGTTTGCATACCTATTTGCATCCGCTAACCGTGATCCTAAAAAATCATTTCCACAGATTACCGAGTTTTGGCCTATTCCTGTTTTGGATAAGGCGTATTATCAAAGTTTTGGCACTCCCGAAGAAAATCAAGAAATTAAGGCAAAATTAATCGAGATATGGCAACTGAATCAGCTGAATTAATAGCCAAACTGAGCCTAGACAATGCTAGGTTCAAAAAGCAGTTAAAAGAGGCTAGAGATAAACTCAAAGAATTTGGGGATCAAGGAGAACAATCAGGAGATCAAGCCAAAGAAGGCTTTGATAATGCTGGAAAAGGTGCTTCTCAATTTTCAAAAGATTTAGATTCAATGAAAGGACTTGTGGCTAGTGTATTTACCGCAGGTGCTTTGTTGGATTTTGAAAGAGCCGTAATCAATGCCACATCGGAATTTCAGAGAATGGAATCTGTATTGTCAAATACTTTGGGTTCAAATTCTTCTGCTCAAATTGCTATGAGGCAAATCGTTGATTTTGCCCAAAAAACTCCTTTTCAAGTTAATGAATTAACCGATGCTTTTATAAAGTTAGCCAACAGGGGATTTGTTCCGACAATAGAGCAAATGACCGCCATGGGTGATTTGGCATCATCAACCGGAAAATCTTTTGATCAATTAGTTGAGGCGATACTAGATGCTCAGACTGGTGAGTTGGAAAGATTAAAAGAATTTGGGGTTACATCCAAACAAGAGGGTGATAGAATCCAATTCACTTTTAAAGGCGTAACAACCGAGGTCCAAAAGTCAGATAAGGCAATACAGGATTACCTGATTTCATTAGGTAAAATGGAAGGAGTTGCCGGAGCGATGGAAGGAATTTCAAGAACTACCGGAGGTATCATTTCAAACTTGGGTGATAATATCGCTGGATTGTTTACCGATATAGGAAATTCATCTTCAGGGTTTATCAATTGGTTTATCAAAGACTTAAATAGGGTTGTTACTTCCATTCGTTACATGAGCGAAACATTGGAAGGTCTTAATCCTTTTAAAAATATTTCAGAAAAGTCAGAAGACTTTAGAAAATTTCTTTTGACTGTATCCGAAGCCACAACTGATACGGGTTTAGCTTACAAAGATTTTGCATCGACATTTAATAAAGTTGATTTAAAGAAATTACTTGGAGATACAAGATATCGCCAACTTTTTATCGATACGTTAAAAAAAGAAGGCAATTCTTTGAAAGAATCGCAATCATTATGGGAAACTTATGTAAAAATTAGAAAACAGTCTTTTGATGACGAACAAAAATTAAACGCATCAAAAATACAATCCATTAAAGTAACAAGTGGGTTAACTGAAGAAGAAAAAAGAAGAGCGGAAGAGGCAAGAAAAGCCCACAAAGAAAAAATTAAGGAATTAAGAGCCGAAGAATCTGCTTTTTTGAAATTGGCAAAAGCTATGCCTTTGCAACGTGGTTTTATTGATACGGATAAGTTAAAGGCAGTTAAAAAATTGACAGATGACATTATTGGTAAGGCATTAAAGCCAGTAATAACTCAAGGAATTATAATTCCGCAGGAAGCAATTGACCGAATCAAACTAGCAAAAGAAGAGCAGGCACAATTCAATAAAGAAATGTCCATTGCTAGTACTATTAGTTCAATGCTTGGCGATACCTTCCAAAGTGCTTTTGAAGGAATGCTGAACACCGGAAAGATTTCATTCAAAGGTATCATTGACGGATTGAAAGCATTGATTATTAAGTTAATTTCGGCTGCGGCTGCGGCTGCGGTGTTGGCAGGCATCTTGGCCGCTACCGGGCTAGGTGCAGCAGGTGGATTTATAGGCAATTTCAAGGACATATTCGGAAAGATGACAGGGCTTGCTGGGCTTTTTGGAAAAACGACTCCCTTTGCCGAAGGAGGTATGGTTACAGGGTTGACTACTGCCATCCTAGGAGACAATCCATCAGGCAAGGAAGCAGTAATTCCATTTGAAAAAATGGGTTCTTTCCTTTCTCAATACGGCAACGGTGGAGGAAATATGAGGGTGGAGGTAGTTGGAACAATCAAAGGTCAAGACATCTACCTATCAGGGTCTAATTATTCACAACGCAGAAATAAAATTCTTGGAGTATAATGGCATTTGCAACGAAATATAGCATTGAAGGGACTTCTGACATCTTCGGAAAAGTAACTGTCAATTTACGGCAGGACTTATACGCTGGATCAATTATCTACTTTGAAGGTGCTGGGAGAGATTGGATAAATTTATCAATCGGTCAGGGTGGAAATGATATTTCATTGGCTATACTCCCTTCAAAATGCTCAGTTCAGTTTTATGCCATGACTGATTTTGTAGCCTTGGAATTAGGTCAAGACCCATCATTTACTTGGCAAATGCAGGTATTGGATACCGATGGCGATCTAATTTGGCAGGGCATTGTTCTTCCGGAAGAATATCAGGAAGATTACAGCAATACACCATACATAGTAAGCATTACGGCTTCCGATGGATTGGAAGAACTAAAAACAATTGACTATCCAATAACTGTTGGGGCGAAAGCTACACTTTGGGATCATTTGACCGATGCCTTGGCTTTTACCGGACAATCAATTCACTTTTTTGAGTCGGTCAATATTTACGATGTGGAAATGGACACGGCAAATTCCGATTCTCCATTTTTGCAGGCTGAAGTAACCTATGAATCATTTCTAAAACTTAGCGAAAAGCCAAACTGCTATGATGTAGTTGTTGGTATTCTAAAGCCATTCTTTGCCCGTGTTTATCAGTATAGAGGATGGAGAATTGAGAACATTTACGGGAAAAAAGCTAGTTACATTGAACGGGAATTTGATGAATCAGGAGTTTATGTGACCAATACATCAGTCAATCCTATTGTCGAACTTGACAATGATCCATCAGATTTCAAGGCTTTTTTATCCAAATCAGGATTGTTGCAATTTCATCCTGCTTTAAATTCAACTGAGATTTATTTTAATACCGCAAGGATAGTCAATCCGGATGGTCCGGGTGGTTGGTCTTTGGAAAGTGACTGGACCAATTCGACCACTCTGACTGATTGGACAAACGAGAATAGTATATCAATTAGTAAGCTATCCTTTGGCTACAACGGATCAGAAACCATTGTAAGAATACAGGGAAAGCAGGATAGTTTAACAACTGGAAAGCACATTAAAAGCGGTGCATACACGATAAATTCATCCGACTTTCAAAATTTCTTTTTCCGCTTTGACTATTGGATGAACTATCCAACCCTAATTATTTTAGGTTCAAAGCCAATTCTTTACTTACAGGTTGAGTTGACGGATTCCTTGTCAAACAAATGGTACTTTAAAAATAATTCGTGGACGCTGATTCAAGCCGATGGATGGATAAGAATTGATCCGGTAGGTAGACAGATTTGGAAACCTTTTGAAATCAATATCAACACCCTACCAAACATTACGGGTAGTGCTGATATTCGTTTTTACGTCTATCAATTGGTAAAATCAGGTTCTGCTGATCAGGTTGAATTAAGGTTAACGAATTGGGCAACCAATATTCAAGTAGATGAAGCCTATGAAGATTTAATCCTGCAAGAAAAAGCAGGAATCAATATTCTTTCAACTTATCGAGGACCATCTTTTCAGCATTTCATTTCGGACGGTGAAGTTGTTGACCTTGCCGGAGTCATGGATGTTAATGGGGTGTTGACTTCAGAATGGAATCGAAGAGGCGAAACCGATGCACTAAATATCAGGCGATTATTCATGATGCAATGGTTGACCATGCATCAGGGACAAGCGGTTAAGATTGGAGGAACTTTGTACCAAAAAGGTGAACACGTCACACCTATGTCGGTAATCAAAGACAAGGATTCCGTTTCGACAAGAAAATATATCATGACCGGATGGGAATTCAGTCTCGGACGTGGCACAGGATCAATAAATTTCCATGAGATATTTGAAAACGAGGTTACGCCTTTTTATTTTCTTGATTTTGTCACTTCTATACCTTCTTCCGCTTATATTCTTCCTGATTATTCTATACCTATCGGAGTTCCCGGGTTAAGCCCCGGAGTTTTACCCGGTGGAGGTGGAATCAGCATTCCGAATATTAATTTTCCTCCATTAAACGGGGATGTAAGAGGCGAACCTTCCGGTGCTGAAATTACACCTTCAGCAATATTTGGAAAAGCAAGATTGGATACTACTGGTTTAACCGGAACGGACATCATTTTCAATGCCGTAAAAGACACTCCAACGCAGGAAAACATGACCAATTTAAGGTTAAGTGATACTTACCCTATATTGGATACAGTCTTTGTCCCGTACACCGGAGCAAAATCAAATATTAACCTTGGCGAAAAAGGTCTATCCACGGGCTATGTAACCTTTGACACTACACCGACCGGAACTCCGACTACCCAAGGCACAACCTATTGGGATGATTCCAAGTCTACGGTAGCTTTGATTATGAACGGAACTACCCAACATATCGGGCAGGATCAGTTCATCTATGTCAAGAACTCAACAGGCTCACCGATTGCGAAAGGGGTAGCGGTCAGGAACTCAGGAACGGATGGCGGTAGCGGTCACATCCTGATAGAGCCTATGCTTGCCAACGGGATGAATGCTTCCGAAACGTTTATAGGCGTAACTGCTGAGGCGATAGCCAACGGATCATTTGGTCAGGTTATGTCATTCGGTGAATTAGCAGGAATTAACACAAGCACCTACACCGCAGGTGCATTTCTTTATGTATCGACTACCGTGGCAGGGCAATTCCAAACGACTGCACCCGTAGCACCTAATAACATCATTCTAGTTGGTCGGGCTATCAATAGCAAGAACAACGGAGATATTTTTGTCAGACCGACAATCGGGTCGAACATACGGAATGATGAAGGGGTGAAGATTACTAGTGGAACAACTGGGGACTTACTTCAGCTTCAGTCAGGTGGATTGTGGGAGAATAAGTCGGTAGCAACGGTTATCGGTTCAGCCTATGTGCCATCGACAAGGACATTAACTATCAACGGAACTGCATTTGACTTAAGTGCAAATAGGTCTTGGTCGGTTGGTACGGTTACCGATGTGACCGCAGGGACAGGCATTGCGGTATTTCCCAACCCGACATCAGCGACACCACAAGTTGCTTTGACAGGTCAGGCATTGTCATTTCATTCGTTATCCGGAACAGGGTTTGTTTACCGGACAAGCGGAATAGTCGGTGTAAGAACCTTAACCGCAGGAAGTGGAATAACAATTACCAACGGAGATGGTGTAAGTGGTAATCCGACAATAGCCGTAAACTTTGCAACTCCAGCCTATTCTGAAAATTCAACAGAAACGGTTTATAATATTCTTGACACCGGATATACAACAATGGTTGATTTTGCATCATTGAATTTAACAGGCGTGTCAAGTATGGATATTTATTCCATAATGTATATCAATCAGGCATCAGGTGCTATGGCTGATCGTGTTTTTGGAGTGGCAACAAAAATAAACACAACGAACAATTACAATCAAACTGGTGGAAATATCATTAGCACTCAGGCAATTACAAACGAAGAATTGATAATTAAAACTAATATTAAAATTGTCAGTAGTTCAGAGTTAAAGATAACCACGGAAATGATCTTTAAATTCTCAGGTGTTTATTCTTTGGTGGCAGTCAATTCATCAACAGTTACAGGATTATCATTGACCTTATCAAATGTAAGCGTAGGACTTTCCGCTTATGTTGATGACTCTACTCCTCAAATGACTGCCACTAATAGATTTACTAAAATAACTAGATGGTAATATGCC